AAGGCGCTGCTCGACGCGCTGCAGGCCTTCCGCGTGGTGAACCGCCGGCGCGTGCCCAACCCGGGCGGCGTCGGGTGCTACGCGAACGACAAGCAGGTGCGCGCCTTCACCGCGGAGGACGGCGGCGTCGACGCCGTGCGGCCGCGGGTGGAGCTGCGCGTGAGGCCGTGGGCGCCCCGCCCGCGGCCGTGGTAACCCCGCACTCCGCCTAACCGTGGACACTCGCCAGATCGCCGCCTCGCTCCGCACCGACGCGGAGATGGTCCGCTCGGGCCACGAGATCGACCGCAAGGCCGCCGCCGCGCACCTCGAGAGCTCGCCCGCCAGCTCGAGGCGGCGCCGCTCCCGCCCAGCGGCGAGCCGAACGTCGGCCCGGTCGAGCACCACCCGCACCCGAGCGGCGAGCAGATCATGCAGTTCTTCGCGTACGAGCATCTGCCGCCGTCGCTGCAGGTGATCTCGCTGCCGTTCGGGCGCCTCGCCACGATGATCGTGACCACGCTCCCCCGGAACCCGGAGCGCACGGTGGCGCTCCGCAAGATCCTCGAGGCCAAGGACGCCGCGGTGCGGGCGCTGGTGGCCCGGTGAGCCCGATCATCCACGGGGTGGGGACGATCTCGATCCTGCGCGACGGCATGCGGGTCGAGATCGGCCGACCGCTCCACCGTGGCGTTTCTGTCAGCGCCGCTCGGGCGTCTTCGCCCCGCACCTCGACCGTCGCCGGCGCGATCGGTGGAACGCGTTGAAGCGGCGGCGCGAGATCGCGTACGCTTCGAAGCGGAGGAACCGCCGTGGCTGATCCGATGAGTCCCGCCGTGCAGCGCGTTCACGACGAGATCACGGCCCACCTCGCCGAGATCGAGCTGCTGTTCAAGTCGGGGGGGAAGCTCACGCTGCTCGCCCGCCGCCCGAGCGTCCCGATGGTTCGCAGGACATGGTCGTGACGAGCGACGCGCTGCCCGACGTGATCGCGGCGCTGCGCCTGCGCCTGGACGCCGGAGGAAGCGACCCCGTCCGACTCGCTGGCGAGGCGGATGGCCGGCGTGACGCCGGTCGTCGCACAGGCGCTCGAGGCGTGCGCGCGGCATGCGGACGGCCGAGGCCGCGAGCGCGCAGTTCGAGGCGACCCGGCCGCGCACGGGGTTCGACAAGATCGCGCCCGAGACCTACGCCGCGTTCGCGGACGCCTACAAGGTCGCCGCAGGCCTAGTCCGACTGCTGGCCGGGGTGCCAAAAGGCGCCGCGGCGGTGGGCAGGGAGACGGTCGATGGCTGACGCGACGCCGACGCTCAAGCGGGCCGTTGCCGACGTGCGCTGGTACGCGAACGGAATGGCCCGCGTCCGGCCGGATCGGTACGAGATCAGGCAGACGACGGACGGCGTCGAGGTGCGGCTATCCGACGCCTGCCGGGTCGTGCTCGACGCGCTCGCCGACGCCGAGCAGCAGACGCGCGAGGCCCGACAGGACCGCGACGAGTGGCGCCGCGCGCACCTCGAGCGCGTGCGACGCCGCGCGACGAGCCTACCGTCGCGCGCAGCCGCCGAGCAGCGCGCGGCACGGGTGGCGGCGGGACACCGCACGGCTGGACTGCTCGTAGGATCTCGTGCGTGCGGGGAGCGGTGGAGAACTCGCGGGCGGATCCGGCGAGACTGTGCGGGCAGCAATCGACGCCCGCATGGCCCGCCGCGGCCGGTCTCTTCATCGATTCTCGATCGTCGCAGGTGAGACATCGCTGACGCCGAGCTGCGCGCGCCCTCGCGCGTGAGGTAGTGCGCGGCGGCGCGCACGAGGGCGACTGCCTCGCCCAGGACGGCGGGCCGTGCGTGCGCCACCTGCAGGCGATGGAGCAGCGTGCGAAGCGGCTGCGGGCGGCGCTCGTCGCGGCGGGCGTGCCCGTCCGGAGACGGCGCCGTGATCCTCGCCGGCGTCTGCCTCATCGCCGCGCTGCTCGTGCACCACGAGCGCCGCCTGCTGTCCCGCTCCGGGCTCTATCCGCCGGCGTTCGTCGCGTCGTCGTCGCGCGCCCGCACGCGTGAGGTGCGCGCCGCCGTTCGCCGCGGCTGGTACCAGTAGCGCCCCCGCTTCCGCACCGGCTTCCCCTCGACCCCCGCCGCGTGTCGCCGCTCCCGACCTACCGCCCGCACCCCCTCGCGTCGCCTGGTGGCCTCGAGCGGCGCATCGTCGCCCGCAGCCGCTACGCGCACGGCAACCTGCGCACGGCCGGGCGGCTCACGGCGCTCGCGACGAGCATCGCCTGCCCGCGCGCCCACCACATCCACGACGTGCAGCGCATCGTGCGCGAGTCGGTGCTGCGCTGCGACCACCGCGACGTGCCGGGCGGCCCGCAATGCAACCTGCTGGTGTGGCTCCTCGTTCACCCCACGTACGGGATCGTCGTCGCCGAGGTCGACTTCGACGACCTCAAGGCGATGAAGCGGCAGGCGACCGCGGACGACACTCTTGCCTACCTGGGCCTGGTGCCGGTCCTCGCCGCGCTCCCGCCCTGGCCGACCCCGCTTGCGCGGGGCCGGTGATCCTCACACCGTACGAAGAGCGCCCGAACCTGGGGCGCTCCCCGCCCCACACATCCTCCCCCGCCGGCCTCCCCCGGCGCCGCGCCCACCCCCGGGCGACGGCGCCGGGGGTTTCGTCGTTCCGGCCCTGCCCCGCCGCCCGTGGACGCTGCCGTCGCCCCGCTCGCGTCACCGACGCCCGACCCGGAGGAGCTGCCGGCCGGGTGGGACGTGCTCGAGCAGCTCCTCGCCGAGGCCGAGTACGCCCAGGAGGACCTGCGCGCGCGCTACGGGGGCGGCATGGGCACGATGCCGTTCGCGGTGCAGTGGGCCTACGAGGCCCGCGACCTCTACGTGCGTACCCTCCGAGCCTACTGCCGTGGCGTCTGACTCCTTCGATCCCCAGCTCCCGGCCGTGAGCGCCGCGATCGCCGCCCTCACCCCCGAGGCGCGCGCGGTGCTCGGCCTGGTGGTGCTCGAGCGACTCTCCGACGCGCAGGTCGCCCAGGTGCTCGACGTGCCCGAGGCGCACGCGCGCGACCTGCGCGTCGGCGCGCTCGCGGCCGTGCGCACGGCGGCCCGCTCCGCCCGGGCCGCCTGACGCCGATGCTGCGCTTCCAGCTCGACGTCGACACGCCGCACCTCGCCGCCGCGGGCCGGCAGCTGCCGTTCGCGATCGCGACCGCGCTCAACGACACGGCCACCCTCTTCCAGCTGGCGCAGCGTCAGAGGATTACAGCCGCGTTCACAATCCGCCGGAAGGCGTTCGCCGAGCAGTCGGTCAAGATCACGCACTTCGCGAAGAAGAGCGCGCTCTTCGCCGAGGTCGCGATCGTCGGCCCGCGAGCCGCCCGGGCGCGGCCGACCTGTTCGGAAGTTCGAGCGGGGCGGGATCAAGACCGCGGTCGGCGGGCGGCGCGCGCTCGCGATCCCCGTGGCCGGCACGCCCGTCAAGCGGAACGCGCGGAGCGTCGTCCCGGCCGCGCTGCGGCCGAAGGCGCTCCTCGAGGCCGGCCAGCTGCCCAACGGGCAGCGGGTGTTCATCCGCGAGCAGGGCGGACGCCGCGCGATCTTCGCAGCCGCGCCCGCGAAGGGCGGCGGGCGCCTGCGGCTGCTCTACCGGCTCCGCCCGCAGGTGCGCATCGACGACCGCCTCGGGTTCGCGGCCACCGCGCGCGCCGTGATCCCGCGCGCGCTGCCGATCGCCTTCCGCGGGGCGCTCGCGCGGGCCGTGGCCACCGCGCGGTGACCCCCACCCCGGTGTCACCCCCAGGGGTCATGTGGAAAACCCGGATCGCGGGTCCTTCCGGGGCCCTGGGACGCGGGGGACGCGCGACCGACCGCTCTGGCTGTCTGAGGTAGGCCCGGTGCGCGTCATCATCATCATGGGCGCGATCGCGGCCGCGGGGCGCTGAGGCGATGCCTGCCGCGGCCGCCGCGTCGTACACCGTCAGCACCCTCGCCCGCGCGCCTCGACGTCGACCAGGCGCAGGTGAGCCGGTGGAAAGCGGCCGGCATGCCCTTCGGACGGAGCGGGCGGATCGCCCTCCCGGCCGCGGTGCGCTGGATCCGCGAGCACGAGCGGCGCGAGCGGCCCGGCATGGCGGCCGACGTGGCCAGCCAGCGCCGGAGCGCGATCGAGGTCGAGCTGCTCGAGCTCCGCCTCGCGCGCGAGCGCGGCGACCTGGTGCTCGCCGCCGACGTCCGCGCCGCCGCCGAGACCGAAGCGGCGCGCGTCGCCGCGCTCGTCTCGCAGATCCGACCGACTGGGCCGACGACCTGGCCGGCCGCCTCGGCGTGCCGGTGCGCACGGTCGCGGCCGCGCTCCGCGTGGTCGCCGACGGGGTGCGCACCAAGCTCGCCGCCGACGACGAGGACGCGTGACCACGGGGGCATCGCCCGCGGTCGACGCGCCGACGTTCGACACCTCGGGGCTCGCCGCGCCGACGGATCTCTATCGCGACGCGCGCCGGCTCTACGCGCCGCGGGCGTACGTGCCGCCGGTTGAGTGGATCGAGGACTACTTCCTCGTGACGGCCGACTCGGGCGCCGCGCTCCCGGGGCCGTACCGATTCTCGCGCGTGCCGTGGTGGCGCGAGGTGGTGAACGTCCTCGCCGACGACGACACCCAGCGCGTGGTGGTCGCCAAGTCGAGCCAGGTGGGCTACTCGGAGATGCTGCTCGCGTGGCTCGCCTACTCGGCCGTCAACGACCCGTCGTCGACGCTGATGATCCAGCCGACCGTCAACATGGCCGAGGACTTCTCGAAGTCTCGGATCGACCCGGCGATCCGGGACGTGCCCGCATTCGGCGAGGTGGTGCGGAGCCGCACGAAGGGCATGGCGCGCAGCGCCGACGACACGATCCTGCGGAAGGCGTTCGCCGGCGGCTACCTCGCGCTCGGCGGCGCCAACAGCCCGGCCGGCCTCGCCTCGCGCCCCGTGCGGCGCGTCGTCGGCGACGAGCTCGATCGCTGGCCGCCCTCGGCCGGCAACGAGGGCTCGCCGCTCGAGCTCGCGCGCAAGCGCACGATCACGTTCTGGAACCGGAAGATCGTCGCCGGCGGCACGCCCGTCGCCGAGGCGCCTCGCCCACGTGGGCGCTGTGGGAGCAGAGCGACCAGCGCCACTGGATGGTGCCCGTGCCCGCACTGCAACGACCGGATCCGCTTCCGCTGGCGCGACGACGACGGGCGCGTACCTCTTCCTGTTCGAGCGCGACGCGCAGGGCGAGGTGATCCCGACTCGGTGCAGTACCGCTGCGAGGCGTGCGCCTGCCTCATCGAGGAGCGGACAAGCCGGCGATGGTGGCCGAGGGCGTGTGGACGCCGACGCACGAGGGACGCCGCACGCGCGGGCTACCACATCTGGTCGGCCTACTCGTCGTTCGGCACGTGGGGCGAGCTCTGCGACGACTTCGTGAAGGCGCACGGCGTCGAGAACGACCTCAAGGTGTTCGTGAACACCATGCTCGGCCTGCCGTTCGCGCCCAAGGCCGACAAGCTCGGACCCGTCGAAGCTCCTGGCGCGCGCGGAGGACTTCCGGCGAGCCGCCCCGTGCCGCCGCCCGAGGTTCGGGCGCTGACGGCCGCGGTCGACGTGCAGGGCGACCGACTCGAGTAACACATCACCGTGTGGGCGACCGCGAGCGCGCGGTGTGCTCGAGTACGCCAGGTAGAGGCGACCCCGGCAGACCGAGACGGTGTGTACGGCGCTGACCGCGGAGCTGGTGCGGCCGCGCGGGCGACCTGTACTTCGTGCGTTCGGCGCCGACAACCGGCTACCGCCCCGAGGTGGTGTGGGCCGAGGGGGCGGACCGGCGACCTTCCCGTTTCGCACTTACGCTCAAGGCCAGGACGGGCGCGGGCGTTGCTCGTGCAGAGGCCCGGCGCGGTGACGCACAAGCGCCAGCGCCGCGCCGTGGAAGCTGGCCGGCACGACACGGCGAAGGACAGCCTCGGCCGCGCGCCGTGGCGCGCGGATCGGAGGGGCCCGACAGGGGCGTGCGCTTCGCCTCGACGCTGCCGCCCGAGTTCTACGACCACCTCACGGCCGAGAAGCTCGGGCACCGTGTACGTGGCGGCCGCCCGTGCGGAAGTGGCAGCTGATCGCCGGGCGCCGAACGAGGGGCTCGACCTCGCGGTCTACAACCTGGCCACGCTCCACGCGCTCGGCGCCGGCGTGGTCGCGCAGCTCGGCGAGCTCGCCGCGCGCCGCGCCGCCGCGCCGGATCCGGCGCCGGCGCCGCCGCGCCGCCGCCACGCCGACGACGATCCCGCGCCCCGCGCTGCCCCCGCGCCGCGGCGGGTTCGTGAACCGGTGGCGGTAGACGTCGGGGAGTCGCCGGTGCCGACCAGCGCGTGGACGGGCGCTAAACTGGCACGTATGGACGGACCGACGATCGGCTTGCTCGCGTGCTTGCGGGCGCGGTGCTCTCGGGCGGCGCGCAGTTCGCGATCGCGGCGGCGAATCACCGCCGGGACAAAGCGTGGGCGCTCCTCGAAGAGCGGCGGCGGCGGCTCGAGGACGTCTACTCCGCGCTCGAGGATCTCTCCGCGGCGGCCGGCGAGGCGTACATGCGCGCGTGGAGGGAGGTGGTGATCGGCCCGAGTCCGCCGGGCGGAGAGTCGCCGACGACGTCCCTGCCATCGGGGCGGCTCAGGATGCTGGTCGGCCTGTACCACCCGCATCTGGCCGACCATCTGGTAGCGCTCGAAGAGGCCCGCCGGGCGCTCATCTTACGCTTCGTGCTCGTGCGTTCGCCGGATCCACCGGCCGAGGCGGGCTCAAAGCTGACATGGACGCCTTCGGGGCCGCCGCGGCGGCGCTGCACGAGGCGATCGTGCACGAGGCAACGCCGTACAGGCCGAAATGGTCGCGCGCACGAATACGCGAGGCGTGGCGTCCCCGCTCGAGCGGCCCCGTTTGCCTGGTCGTACCCCGGCACGAACTGAAGTCGTAGCGGCGGAGATCAGGCGGCCGTAGCCGAACCGACCGAGTCTCGTCGCGTTCGTTCCCGGAGTTGAGGCCGCAGCGCGCGGGCGTTGCGCGTGTCATGTACCGCCGTCCTCAGCCGATACTGCGCAACACTGGCAGTCCCGTAGCGCCCCGCCCGCCGCCCCCCAACGGCCCCACACACCTCGCGGTGTGTCGGGGCCGTTCGTCGTTTCGCCCCCCGCGCTTGACGCCTCCCGTCCCGTCCGACCTGCCACGACACGCTCGCCGCCGGGGATACCTGGCGGTTTCGTCGCGCGCGCTCGCCGACTACCCCGCCGGCGACGGCTGGGCGGCGACGTGCGTGGCGAGCGGCGCGAGCAAGGTCGAGCTCACCGCGACGCCCGACGGCGACGGGTTCGTCTTCACCGCCTCGGCCACTGCCACCGCCACCGCCCTGCCCGGGCCGTATACGGGCGTCGTGCGCGTGAGCCGGGCCGGCGAGACGTTCACCGTCGAGACGTGGACGCTCACGGTCACGCCCGACGTGGTCGCCGCCGGATCCGGCGCGCTGCTCACGCACGAGGAGCGCTGCATCCCGCTGCTCGAGCAGGCGATCGCCAAGCGCGTGACGGTCGACCTCAAGGCGTACACGCTGGCCAACCGCCAGGCGACGCGCGAGGAGCTCCGCGACCTCGAGGCGCTGCTCGCGCGCTACCGCGCCCGGGTCGCGCGCCGCCTCCGCGGGAGCCCCTTCGAGACGGTCCGGGTGACCCTTGGCCGCCCGTAACCGCACCCGCGCGCGCCTGCTCGACCGGATGCTCGGCGCCGTCGGCCTCGCGCGCGCGCCGGGCGCGGGCCGCCCGTCGGCGAGCCACTACAACGGCGCGGCGACGAACCGGCTCACGGCCGACCTGATCGCGAGCCGGGTGTCGCCCGACGCGGCGGTGTTCGCCGACATGGCGAAGCTGCGCAACAACGCGCGCAAGCTCGAGCGCGACAACGGGTGGGCGCGGCGCTACGTCGACCTCGTCGAGGAGAACGTCGTCGGGCCCGACGGCTTCGGCCTGCAGATCGACGACGCGCTCGACGACGACCAGGACGCCGCGGCCGAGGCGCCCGCGCCCGGCGCGCCGCCCGAGGACGCTGTCGCTCGGCGAACGCGTCGAGGCGGCGTGGCTCGACTTCACGACGCGCGACCACTGCTGCACCGACGGCCGCCGGTCGTTCACCGCCCTCGAGGCGCTCGCGGCGCGGCGGTGGCTCGGCGCCGACGGCGAGGCGCTCGTGCAGATCGTGCCCGGCCGCGGCACGTACGGCGTGCAGTTCGAGCCGCTCGACGCGGACCTCCTCGACGAGGGGTTCCACCGCGCGGCCGGCACCGACCGGGACGGCGCGCCGCTCAACGCCGTGCGCGGGGCGTCGAGGTCGACGGCGCCGGCCGGCCGGTCGCGTACTGGTTCTGGACGGTGCACCCGACCGAGGTCGGCGCCGGCCTGGGCGGCCGCCAGGCGCGCCGCCGCGTGCCCGCCGCGTTCGTCGTGCACCTCTACGACGAGGAGCGCCCCGGGCAGACGCGCGGCGTCACGCGCTTCGCGCCGGTGGTGATCAACACGCACCGCCTCGGCGCGCTGCAGGAGGCGGTGCTCATCCAGCAGCACATCGCCGCGTGCCAGAGCGGCTGGTTCGTCCCGCTCCCCGGCGAGGACCCCGACCCGCTGCAGACCCCGGCGCAGATCGCCGCCGGCGAGCAGCCTGGCGCTCGACGCCGAGCCCGGGGTGTTCCGCACCGTCCCGAAGGGCTACTCGGTCGAGACGTTCACGCCCGGCATGCCGGGCGAGAGCTACTCGCCCTTCACGCAGGACGTGAAGCACGAGCTCGCGGCCGGCCTCGGCGTCTCCTACATGAGCCTCACCGGGGACCTCAAGGGGACGTCGTTCTCGTCGGGCCGCATGGGCCTCGGCCCCGAGCGGCGGCGCTGGCGGCGCAAGCAGGAGCAGATGCGCGACGCCTTCCACACGCCGCTCTTCCGCGCGTGGCTGCGCTACGCCTCGCTCTCGGGCGCGCTCGCGCTCACGCCCGCGGAGCTCGCCCAGGTGCAGGCGGCGGCCGTGTGGCTGCTGCCCGGCTGGGACTACGTCGACCCGACGAAGGACGCCGACGCGCACCTCACCGAGGTCGCGAACACGATGAACAGCCGCACGGCGATCCTCGCCGCCAAGGGGCGCGACTTCAAGACGGTCGCCCGCCAGGTCGCCCGCGAGCGCCGCTTCCTCAAGTCGCTCGGCCTCCCCGAGGACACCACGCTCACGCCGCCGGCGCCCGACGCGGCGCCCGCCCCCGAGACCCCCGCCGATGTCTGAGCCCCTCCGTCTCGACCGCGTGCGCGCCGCGATCGCCGCCACGCCCTGGGCGATCCTGCCCGAGAAGCTCGACGCGATCCTCGAGGTGGTGGAGCTGCACGCCGCGGGCGGCGCGTTCACCGACGAGGAGATCGCCGCCCGGTCGGCCCGCCGCGGCGCGGCGCCGCGGCCACGGCGGCCGTCGCCGGCTCGGTGGCGATCGTGCCGATCATGGGCACGATGGCGCAGCGGGTCAGCGGGTTCGCGCGCGCCAGCGGCGGCGCGTCGACCGAGAGCATCGGGGCCGACTTCGACGCGGCGATGAAGAACCCCGACGTCGGCGCGATCGTGCTGCACGTCGACTCGCCCGGCGGCTCGGTCGCCGGCGTGCCCGAGCTCGCGGCGAAGATCCGCGCCGCCCGCGGCCAGGGCAAGCGCATCGTCGCGGTCGCCGACTCGCTCATGGCGAGCGCCGCCTACTGGGTCGCGAGCGCGGCCGACGAGGTGGTCGCCTCGCCGTCGTCGGTGGTCGGCTCGATCGGCGTGTTCAGCGTGCACACCGACGCGACCGCCGCGCACGAGAAGGTCGGCCTCAAGCGCACCGTGATCCGCGCCGGCCGCTACAAGGCCGAGGGCAACATGTTCGAGCCGCTCTCCGACGAGGCCCGCGCCGCGATGCAGGCGCAGGTGAACGAGCTGTACGACGGCTTCGTCGCCGACGTGGCCGCCCACCGCGGCACCACGCCCGACGCCGTGCGCGCGGGCTACGGCGAGGGCCGCGTCGTCTCGGCCAAGCAGGCCGTCGCGCAGGGCCTCGCCGACCGCGTCGCGACGTTCGAGGACGTGCTCGCCGAGCTCACCGGCCGCCGCACCCCCAGCGCCAGCGCGCGCGAGCGCGCGCGACCGCGGCCGTCCCACCCCCCAGCCGGCCGCATCCGAGGCGGCGCCGGCCGCTCTCCCCAGCCTCATCCCGTCACCGGCCCCCCAGGCCAGGAGCAACACCGTGGACGAAGACCAGCAGACCACGGCGGCCCCCGGGGCCGCCGCCACCGCCCCGGCGATCACGGTCGGCGCGGACCACGCGCGCGCCGACTACATCGCGCTCGCGAAGGCCGTACGGCCAGTCGCTCGACGACGTCGGCCGCTGGCAGGCGAAGGGCCTGAACGAGGCGCAGGTGCGCGCCGACATCATGGACCGCGGCGCCCGCCAGGTCGCGCCGCTCGGCGCCTCGGCGCCGGCGCTCGAGCTCACCGAGAAGGAGCAGAAGCGGTACTCGCTCGGCCGCGCCGTGCAGGCGCAGGCGTCGGGCGACTGGCGCGCCGCCGGGTTCGAGCGCGAGGTCTCGGCCACGATCGCGAAGCGCCTCGGCCGCGCGGCCGCGGGCTTCTACGTGCCGACCGACGCGCCGCTCTTCAACGCCGCGGTGATGACGAGCACCAGCGCCGGCAAGGGCGCGGAGCTCGTGTACAGCGAGTACAAGGGCTTCGTCGACCTCCTGCGCAACCGGAGCGTGCTCGCCCGGCTCGGCGCGACGATGGAGACGGGCCTGCAGGGCACGTACAGCTACGTCCGCCAGATCGCCGGCAGCTCGGTGAGCTGGGTGGGCGAGAACCCCGGCGCCGACGCGGCCGAGAGCGACCTCGGGTTCCAGATCGTCGAGTCGAACCCGAAGACCGCCGCCGGCCTGCTCCGCTACACGCGCCAGCAGCTCGTGCAGTCGGTCGAGTCGTTCGACGCGCTCGTGCGCCGCGACCTGCTCGCCACGCACGCCGTCGAGATGGACCGCGTCGGCCTCGTCGGCTCGGGCGCGGCCGGCCAGCCGCTCGGCCTGACCGGCTACGCCGGCGTCGGCGCGTACGCGTACGCCGGCGCGCCGACGTACCCGAAGCTCGTCGCGCACAAGGCGAGATCGACGTCGCGAACGCGTCGGACCTCGGCACGCGCGCGTGGCTGCACTCGGTGGCCATGGGCGCGCACCTCGAGTCGACGCCGCGCATGGGCAACACCGCGGCGCTCCCGCTCAAGGACGGCGGCCGGATCGCCGGCTTCGCGGCCGAGGAGTCGAACAACATCGCCGACGGCGTGCTCGTGCACGGCGTGTTCTCCGAGCTGCTCCTGCTCGAGTGGGGCGCGCTCGACATCACCGTCGACGCGATCACCCAGGCCACGCGCGGCGTGATCCGCGTGATCTCGCACCACATGATGAACGTCGAGGTGCGGCCAGCCCAAGGCGTTCGCCGTCGCGACCGACGCGACGATCCCGGCCGCCTAACACGGGACCCGCGGGGCGGCCGACCGGCCGCCCCGCGCCCCCCGGCTTCCGCCCATGCCGTTCATCCGCATCGTGCGCGCCTTCGTCGACGGGCGCCGGCCGCTCTGGCCCGGCGAGGTGCACGAGGTCTCCGACCTCGTCGCCCGCCGCGAGATCGCCGGCGGCCGCGCGCGGCCGGCGGACGCGCCGGCCGCGGCGCCGGATCCGGCGCCCGTCGCTCCGCCCGCCCCGCCCGTCGTTCCGCCTCCCCGCCGAGCGCGCCCGCGCCGGCCGCCCCGTCCCCCCGTTCGAGGAAGCGATAGATGAGCACCACGCGTAAGACCGCCGCGATCGCCGCCGCCGCGATCGCCGCCTCGGCCCTCGCCGCGTCGGCCGAGCCGTCGACCACGCCCGAGCCGGCCGCCGCCGACGCGCCCGACCAGGACGCGCTCGTGCGCGTGCGCGCGGTCGAGAAGAAGGGCGCCGAGTGGATGCACGCCGGCAAGCGCGTCGCGCCCGGCACCGTCGTCGAGGTCGACGCGAGCAGGCCGAGCGCCTGCACGACGCCGGGCTCGTCGAGATCCTGTAAGGCCCGCACGCGCCCCGTCCGATGTTCGCCGAGGACCTCGACGCGTTCACCGCCGACTTCGGCGTGCCGGTGCAGTTCGCCGGCGCGCCGGCGACGCTGCACGGGCTCGAGGACGTCGCCGACCAGGACGTGCTCGACGCTGGCGGCCGCGCGATCGTGGTCGCCGGCGACCCGGTCGTCACGCTGCGCACCGACGCGGTCGCCGGCCTGAAGGTCGGCGCCGCGCTCACCGTTAACGCGGCCGCCTACACGGTGCGCCAGAAGCACCGCGTCGGCGACGGCGCGTTCACCCTGGTCGCGCTGCAGCGCGCGGCGGCGGGGAGCTGACCATGGCCACGAAGCGCCTGGCGCTCCGCGACTACGCGGTCGGCCTGCTCCGCGGCGACGGCCTCCCGGCCGGCGCCACGGTGCACGCGAGCCGCACGCTGCCGTTCGACCCCGAGTCGCTCGGCGAGGCGGGCGCGATCGCCGTCTACCACGTCGAGGAGTCCGTCGCGAAGGGCCCCGGGCCCGGCAGCGAGGGCCCGCTCGCGCGCCGCGCGCTCGTGCTCCGCTGCGAGTGCCGGTGAGCGCCTACTCCGACGGCGACGCCGACGCGGCGCTCGACGCGCTCGTCGCCCACTGCGTGACCGCGCTCCTCGCGGACCCGCGGTGGGAGAAGCGCGTGATCGACGTGCGCGAGAGCGGCACGCAGTGGGACGCCGAGGCGCGCGAGACCGTCGTCGCCGCCGCGGCCGTCGACTTCCTCATCGACTACGTCACCCCGGCCGACCGCCCGTAGCGGCCGGCCGCCCGCTCCTCCCCCTCCCTCCGAGACCCCTCCGATGCCCGAGAAGACGCCGTCCTCCGACCTGGTCAAGCTTGGCCGGGCAAGATCCTGTTCGACCGCTTCACCGACGCCGGGCTGCCGCACCGGCTTCGTGCACCTCGGCAACTGCGACAAGTTCTCGATCTCGATGGCCACCGAGACCATCAAGATGAAGAACTACAGACCGGCACCGCCGCCCGTACAAGGAGGCGCGCGTCTCGACCGAGGTGTCGGTCGGCATCACCGGGTTCGAGTTCTCGCCCTCGGTGTACGCGCTCGTGCTCTCGGGCGACAAGGCGTTCCTGACGCAGACCGGCGGCGCGGTGACGGCCGAGCCGCTCGCGACTGCGCGCAGAGCGAGAAGGGCAAGCTCTACGGGACGCTCAAGCGCAACATCTCGAGCGTGGCGGTCAAGCAGGGCGCGACGACGCTGCTCGTGGGCGTCGACTACGAGGTCTTCAACGCGAAGCGCGGCGTGATCCGCATCCTGCCGACGTCGCCGAGCTTCCTCGAGGGCACGGCGGTGACGGTCGACTACACGGCCGAGACCATCACGGCCGTCTCGGCCAACGCGGTGGCCGGTCGTGCGCGGCGCGAAGAACGCGAAGATCGAGGGCCGCCTGCTCTTCCTCGCCGACAACGCCGCGGGCGCGAACGACGAGGTCGAGATCTGGAAGGTGAGCCTCTCGCCGGACGGGGAGCTCAACTTCATCTCCGACGAGTGGGCGAAGTGGGGCCTCAAGGGCTCGGCGCTCGACGACTCGGCGGGCGCGTACGGCGGGTCGATCGACAGCCCGTACTACGACCACCGCACCCCGGCCGCGGCTAACCCGTGGCCGAGACCCTCACCGTCGGCGGCCGGACCTTCCGCGCCGCCGAGGGCGAGGCGCTCACGTTCCGTCGGCACCGCTACGCGATGCGCGTGGCGGCGGTCGCGCGGCTCGCCGAGGCGCCCGCCGACCCGATGGACTTCCTGGCGCACGTGATCGCCGCCGACTGCGCGCCCGCGCTCCTGGCCGCCGGCCTCGAGGAGCTCGGCGCGGACGGCGCGCCCGTGCCCTTCACCGACGCCTGGGCGGAGGCCGCGGCGGCGCACTTCGACGCCGCGAGCGGCCCCGAGGCCGTGGAGGCGCTCACCGCGGCCGTGACGCGGTGCGTGCTCCCTTTCTTCGCGGCTGCGAGGCGCTCGTCGTCGACTTCCCCGAGCTCTTCGACGCCAGCGACGCCGGCGCCGGATCCGGCGGACGCCGCGACCGGGGAGCCGTCGACTACGGCCCCTCGCCGCCGTCGTCCGCCGGTTAGGCCCGACGCCGCCCGAGGCGGCGGCCGTGCTCGACTGGCCGGTGCGCGAGGGCCTCCTCGCGTACCGGGAGCGCCTGCGCGCCGAGCAGCGCGACGATGGCAGTTCGAGGTGCTCGTGTACGCCCTGCTCGCCCCGTGGCAGAAGGAGGGGAGCCGCACCGCCCCGCCCGACGTGCCCGACCTCCTCACCACGCCCGCCTAACCGCCCCGCCGGAGTCCCGCCCCGTGAGCGTCGATACGATCAAGGTCCGCGTCGCCGGCGAGGACGCCGGCGCGACCGCGCTCCTGCAGGCGCTCACGAACGCGCTCAAGAACGTCGACCGGCAGCAGCAGGCGACCGCGTCGGGGTCGAAGGCGCTCGTCGACGCGAACGCGCGCGCGGCCGCGGGGATCTCCGGGCTGCAGCGCGAGCTCGGCACCGTCGCCGCCGCCCTCGCCGGCGGCGCGATCGTGGGCCGCTTCCAGGACGCGGCCGGCGCGTCGGACACGCTGCAGAAGTCGAACATCGCGCTCGCCGGCACGGCCAAGATCACCGGCGTCGCGCTCGGCGACCTCGAGGCGCTCTCCGCGAGCACCCAGGCCGACTTCCGGCTCTCGGCCGTCACGTCGAACCAGTTCGCCACCGAGCTCACGAAGCTCGCGACCAAGGCGGGCGACGCGGGCCAGGCGGCGAGGGCTCGAGGCGTTCCTCGACATCGGCGCCGCGCGCGGGCTCGGCGCCGCCGAGACGCTCAAGGCCGTGCAGCAGGCGATCCTCGGCATCGACGAGGGCACCGACAAGCTCTTCAACGCGAACCCGAGCGTGCTGTACGAGCAGTACGCGGCGAGCGTGGGCAAGTCGGCCGGGGCGCTCAACGACTCGGAGAAGGCGCTCGCGCTGCTCAACGCCGCGCTCCGCGACGGCGGCCGCGTGGCGGGCGCCTACGGCGAGTTCCTCGACACCGCCGCGGGCCGCGCCGCCGCGCTCGACGAGCAGGTGCGGAAGACCGAGGAGGCCGTCGGCCAGCTGCTCGAGCCGTTCCGCGCGCTCGGCGGCGAGGTCGCCGGCGACGTGCTGGCGTTCATCGGGGAGAACGGCCCGCTCGTGATCGGCGCGGGCGCGGCCGCGCGACGCTCGCCGCGCTCGCCGCGGTCACCACGTCGCAGGTGCTCCCCGCGCTCGCGGCGCTCGCCGTCACGCCCGTCGGCGCCGCGGTCCTCGCGCTCTCGGCGCTGGTCGGCGTCACCGCGGCGCTCGCGGCCGCCTCGGAGGAGGCGCGCCGCGCCGAGGCCGCGCGCGTGAAGCAGACCGGCGACGCGGCCGGCCAGGCGCGCCGGCTCGCCGACGCGTACGAGCGCGAGGCGCAGGTGCTCGCGCCTCGACGGCGAGCGCGAAGGAGAAGCGCACGGCCGAGGAGCGGCTCAAGCAGATCAAGGCCGACCTCACCGCGCTCGGGCCCCAGTACGCGGCCGCGCTCGAGCAGGAGGCGAACGGCTACCGCGCCGTCGCGCGGCCGGTGCGCGGCGTGAGCGAGGAGAAGGCCCGCGCGCTCGAGTTCGAGGAGCTCGGCGCCGCGCTCGAGGTCGACGAGCTGCGGCGCGCGCTCGCGGCGCCGAGCAGTCGCTCCGGTCGCTCGAGGGCGCCGGCACCGGCGCGGGCCTCGGCATGGGCGGCGCGATCGCGCAGGCGCGCGAGGAAGTGCGCCGCTCACCGACGACTCGCCGCCGCGGCCGCGCGCCAGGGCGACCTGGTGCGCGCGGCCGCCGCGCGCGCGGGATCACGCCGGCGACCGGCGGCCCGCCCGCGGCCGGCGGCCTCGGGCGACGCGAGCGACGCCGCCGCGGCCGCCCGGCGCCTCGCCGACGCGCGCCTCGACGTGCGGCGCGAGGAGGCCGCCGGCGCGCTCGCCTCACGCGCCAGGAGCTCGCGCGGCAGCAGCAGGAGGCCGAGCGCCAGCACGCGCAGGGCCTCACGTCGCTCGCGGTCTTCTACGCCGCGCGGCGCGACCTCGCGCGGCGCGACGCCGCCGCCGAGCAGCTCGAGCTCACGCGCCGCCGCGCGCTCGTGCAGGCGGCCCGCTCGACGTGAAGGCCGGCGCCACGCCGACCGAGCGCGCCGCGGCCGAGGCCGGCGCGCCGCCGCGAGGTGCTGCAGCTCGACCGGCAGATCGGCGAGGCGCGCGAGCGCGCGGCGCTCCGCGTGGCCGACCTCACCGACCAGGAGCGCGCGCAGCGCGCCCAGCTCGACCGCCAGGTCGCACAGGCGCAGGCCGGCCAGCTCGAGCTCATCGGGCAGACGCGCGAGGCGCGGCGGCTCGCCCTCGAGGAGGAGGCGGCCGACTTCGGCAGCTCCTCACGCAGCGCGGCGCGAGCGACCAGGAGGTCGCGTGCGCGTGCAGCTGCTCGTCGACCGGCGCACGCTCGCGGCCGACCTCGAGCAGGCGCGCACCGACATCCAGCGCGCGCTCGGCGGCGCGACCGCGAGCGCGACGCGATCCAGCAGCAGCTGACCCGCGGCACGATCAGCCAGCGCGAGGCCGAGGCGCAGCTCGCCGACGTCGAGCGCGCGCGCCTGCCGGTGCTGCGGCAGCAGGTCGCGCGGCCGCGGCGCTCGCGGCGCGCCTCGGCGACCCGCGGCGATCGACGCCGTGCGCGACCTGGGCGCGCAGGTCGACCAGCTCGAGCCGCCGCTCGACCGCGCCGCGCAGGCGGCCGTGGACCTGCGCGCGGGCTCCAGGAGGCCGCCGGCCCGAGGGGCTGGCGCGCTCTTCGTCGGCGCCACCGAGGGCGCCGACGGGCTCGCGCGCGCGCTCGACGGGATCCTCCGCCGGCTCGCCGACCTCGCGTCGCAGTCGCTCGCCGAGACGCTCTTCGCGGGCCTCCGCGGCGGCGCCTGCCGGCGCTGCCGACGTCGCGGGCGCGCTCGACGCGGTCGCGGCGGCGACGTCGCGGGCACGGCCACCGCCCGCGGCCCCCCAGGCGGCGGCCGCGGCGCAGCAGACGGCCGCCGCGACGGCGCTCACCACGGCGGCCACCGCGACGGGGCCGTCGGCGACCGCGTTAGGCGGGGCCGCACCGCGCTCGACGGGCGTCGGGAGCGGCGCCCTCACCGGAGCGGCGACGGCCCTCACCGGGCGCGGCGACGGCCTCCCTCGGCCGCGGGCGCGCTCGCCGCGGCGGGGGCGACGGGCGGCGCGGCGGGGCCGCCGGCGCCGCGGGCGCGGCCGCCAGGCGTCGCGACGGGCGGCTACGTGCGCGGGCCGGCACGGCGACGAGCGACTCGATCGCGCGCGGCTGTCCGACCGCGAGTTCGTGCAGCC